AAAAGCTAATAAAATTCATAATAATAAATATGATTATTCATTAGTTGAATATAAATCTTCTTTTGAACCAGTAAAAATTATATGTAAGATTCATGGTGAATTTATGCAATCACCTACTCAACATTTTAATAGTCATGGATGTCCAAAATGTAGTATTGGTTATTCAAAATCACAAATGGCATGGATTGAGTTTATTATAAATAAATTAAAAATAGATATAGAATATAAAAATAATAAAGGAGAATATAGAATTTTAAATTCCCGTTATCACGCAGATGGATATCATCGTGTTTCTAATACAATATTAGAATTTCAAGGATGTCTATATCATGGATGCTATGAATGCTTTCCAAATAGAAATGATATAAATAATGTAACCAAAAAAACACATAATGAATCATATGAAAAAACAATGAAAAAAAGAAAATATTGTTTAGATAATGATTTTAAATTTTTACAAATATGGGAATGCTATTGGAATAATATTAAAAATGATGAAAATAAAAAAAATGATTATATTAAATTTGTGAGAAATAAATTAAATATTGAATAATTATCTTATTATTTTTATTTAATCAGCTTTAATGTCTTTTTAAATTCTGCTTGTATATTTTCTATCATTGGTTTTGGATAATCTATATGTTTATAATCAACATATTTTTCATTCCATTTTAATATGTCTTTATTTGGAACATCTTTTAATTGAGGTAGCCATTTTTTTATATATTCACAATTTGAATCATATTGTTCTGCTTGTCTCCATGGATTAAATACTCTAAAATAAGGCTGAGAATCTAGACTGAAATCAAATCCAGAAAGATTTCCGCTCCCACATGACCAGAGCCACCCATTTAAATTATTTGCGGGGTCATAATCAACCAACATTTGTGCAAAATACTTTTCTCCAATTGTCCAATCACAACGCATAATTTTAATTAGAAAGTTAGATACAATCATACGGCATCTATTGTGCATCCATCCACATGTATTCATTTGTGTCATCGCTGCGTCAATTATTGGAATACCCGTTTCACCAGATTTCCATTTCTTAATCCAACTTGCATTATTTTCCCATTTAATGTCGTATTTTCTATTATTTTTAACAGGTTCATAATGATACATAATATGCATATAGAAATCTCGCCAATATAATTGTGTTAATAGTTTATTTTTAGAAGAAAGATATTTATCAAAATATTTATATACTTCTCTAACAGAAACTACATTAAATTTTAAATATGCTGATAAATATGTAGTACCATGAAGTGATGGTATTTCTCTATCTGTATTATAGTTTTTAAAATTTTTTATTTTTTTTAAAATATTAAGTGCATTTTGTCGTCCACCATGAACTAATATATCATCATTTTTTTTATAAAATTTATGTATATCTTTATCATATTCAAAATCAAATTTGTATGATTTTTTTATATAATTTTTATAAATATTTTTTTTTGGTTTAGATACATCTATCTTTAAACTTGTCCTATAATATGGGGTAAATTTTTTATAAAATTCTCCATTATCTTTCTTAACCATATCAACTCCGGTTAACATATGATTTTCCATACATACAAAATTTAATTCTTTTTCTTTACATAAACTTTGTATATCTTTTTCTCTTTTTTTTGCAAATGGAGAATAATCTTGTGATATATATATCGAATTAATTTCGTATTTATCTGATTTATTTACTATTTTTTTTAATACATCATAATTATCTCCATAAAAATAAAATAACCGTGATCCTTTAGTTTTTAATTCATCATCTAAATCATCTAAACATTCTATCATAAATTGTACACAATTATTTGATTTATACGAATTTTCATCAGTTATTTGTTTTGGATTAAAAATAAATATTGGTAAGATATTATCATTGTTTTTAAGAGCTTCTATTAATGGTATATTATCTTCTAATCTTAAATCACGTGTAAATATATATATTGCCGTTGTCATATGTTTCTAATATTATTGTATATTATATTATAATATATTATATTTATAAATATATATAAATAATATTTCATTTTTTATATTAATGAATAATACAGTAATATTAGATATTGATCAAGATTATACTATGACTGATACACAAGATGTTACAAGATCTGATAATAATACAAGATCTGATAATAATACAAGATCTGATAATAATACAAGATCTGAAACTAATATTGATCAACTTTTAAAAAATAATAATAAATATGACAAATATGAAAAATATGAAAAATATGATAAATATGATAAATCTAATAAATCTGATAAATCAATAGAAATTAATTCTACAGATTTAAATGATTTAGAATTTGATGAAGATATATTAAAAATGACAAAAGATATTCAACATAATAAGAATGAAGAAAAAAATTATTTACAATCAAAGTTTTTTAATAAAAAAATTATAGAAAAAATTAAAAATAGTTTAGAAGATGAAATTAGTGATGCTGCAACTTTAAGATTTACATGGTCTAAAGTAGCAACTGCTATGTATTGTATTAGCGAAATATTAATGATTATACAAACTGCATTATCTTTTACCGCAGCATCTTATCAAATAATTTTAATATCTTATCTTGCTGGAATTATAGGAGTTGTTGCAATTGGTTTAAATAGATTTGGTGCATATACTAAAAATCAATCCACCGAAAAGACAAATCAATTAAATGATCTACTTAAAACTATTGGAATAAATAATACATTACCTGATTTAATGAAATATACACAAGATAAAAATATTAATAAAACTTAATATTTTCTTCTTTGATATTGAAGTTGTGGTGGAACATAAACATCTTTCTTTTCTTCTTGAGGTTTTTGATGATATTGTTTGTTATAAGTATTATTATAATTATTATAATTATTATAATTATTATTATAACCATTATTATAACCATTATTATAACCATTATCATTACGTTGATAATAACCAAAATGATCATTATCTATTTTAACACCTAAATGATTACAAACATATGTATATAATTTTTCAGATGTCTTATCAGAACGTAATAATAATTTATATGATTTTTTAGCTAATTCTAATATATTTTTTCTAATAGTTGGTGGTTCCGAATTTTTTTCAGCAATTTCATTAATTTTTTTTTCAAGTAAACTTACTTCTAATTTTATTTTTTCACCTTCTGATTTTAATTCTTCATTTGTTTTATCTGTTTCTAATTTACGATTTATTACAATTAACATATTTTTTCGTCTCTCACATGTTTCACGTAGTTTTTTAAATTCATTTTCTAATGACATATTTTTTTCAACTAATATAGAATATCTAATAGCATTTATTAATATAGTATGTAAAGAACGATGTCCTGAAATATTTGTATATATACCAGAAATTGGTCTTTCTATTAGTGATGATATATTACCTAATAATGGTCGACCATTATTTTTTAGATTAACAATATCTTTATTATTATATAAATCTATTACGATTTTTTTTGCAAGATCTTCAAGTTCTTTATCTGATAAAAAGTTAGTCATTAAATATATTATATTATAGTATATTAATATAATATTATATTATATATCTTTACACTTTTATTTCAATTTTTTTTCTTTGAAAGTAAAAAAGTAATGAGAATTATTTATAATTTGAATCAATTTTTTAAAGAAAATAAAGTAATGAGAATTATTTAGATTAAAAAATAAAAAAATAATTATATATAAAAATTATGTTCTATTTAGAGCTATATATTCTTCACGTGTTCTTCGTGTAACCAATGTATGTACGATACCACGACGTGGAGCGGGTTGTTCAGCGGGTGGTAAAAGATTTTGTGATATAAAATCTGTTAAATCTCTTCTAAGTCTTGCATCAGTTTGTGTTTCTTGTTTTACTACTGGTAAACTTTGATTACGAATCAAATGATTAATATATTCCATATTTTCTTCTGAAAATAATTTACCATCTGTTTCATATTTGTCAATTCTAATTAATTCACGTGTTGGTTGTAAAGGAATTTTTATTTTTTCTGGTTTCTTAGTACTTAATACAATATTTATATCATTACGACATATTGGACATTTTAATGCTTCTGTATATTCAGATGAACGAATATTTATAATTCCAGCTAATGCCATAAGTGAAATATAATGTTCACATTCTAACTTTAAGGCAATATATGGAGGTTCATTACCAGAAAGAAAACATATTTCTTCCTTTTCAATTTTGTAATCAAAAAATCCAACGTCTGAATAAATTTCATTGTATCCCAAAGTCAAAATTTTAAAACGATTCATTATAAACCATATGATTTGATTTAAAATACTAACTTTTTGACTACGTGTTTTATACATAAAATCATTAACAATATCCATAAATGGCAAATTACAAATAGCATTTCTGTTGATAATTGAGTTAATAATTTCAAATAAATTATAACTCGAATCATTTACATTCATATTACTATTTTTTTTGATCAATATACCTTCTTCGGATAAAGATAATGAATTAATATTAAATTCATTTTGCCATGAATCAAACTCATAATCATGACTTTTGTATGCAATTAAATCAATTTTTAACTTAATATTATCTTTATCAAGAATAATTGTATAATGTGGTATATTGATCATAAATTTTTTTATAAATCCATTTGCATCTGTAATGTCTTCTGCTTTAATAGTATTTTCAATTACATCAACAACTTTGAATCCATAAAAATCAAAGTCAAATGTAGAATTATTTGAGATTATACGCATTAATGATATAAAATCATTAAATGATTGAATCTCTTCATCATAATTATCTTTGTATGAATAAACCATAATATCTATATCATGATTCACTGGATCTCCATATCCAATATCTGCTGTATGGATAAAAAGTTTTTCAAAAATATTTCTTATAAATGATCCATAGATTTTTGGATTAGAATGTAAACACATTGTTTTCATGAATTTAATAAAACTCATTACAACACGAAACTTATCCTGAAAATGTAATGTCTGTTTTTTGAATTTTATTTGATTCTTAAAATATTCAATCATTTGTTTTGTTTCAGCTGTTTCAGGCTGAGATTTGAGAAATGTGATAAAACTATTTTCATCCATTATGATGTATGATATGATTACAAATTATCAGTAATGTATCCATATATTTAAAGATTCAATTTTTTTCCTTAACAATCTATCAGTTGCAAGTTATCTTTGATAGCCTCAATCTCTAAAAATTAATATTTTTTTTTAAAATATTAATTTTTTTCAGGTGTGTAAACACATATGTTAATTAAGACTCATTTGACTTTTGATTATTTTTCTAGTGGTGTAAAGGATAATACATTATTATTCCATTTAGAGCAGTACAGATTTTAAATTCTTTAAAAGTGTAAAAGGATAGTTAAAAAATCTAAAATATAGATAAATTATATAAATAAAGTAATGATATATAATTATATATTATAATTGTCCAAAGTAATATAAATATTCGTGATCTAATTTGGTAGCTATATAATCAGCAATATAATCTAATGGATTAAAATAATCAGGAATAATAAATTGACTATTAATAGAAATATAATTTCGTTCTTCATAAAAATGTATACTGTCTATTTTAACTGTAATACCAATTATAAAATCAGTAATATGATTAAAACGAGTCATATATACGTCAATATGATTACGATCTTGTATATCACGTGAATTTGCAATGTTATTATTCCATATCCATAAATTACATTGTCTACTATCATGCTTATGCCTTTCTAATCTTTTTCTTGTTCCTCTATAATTTTCATCTTTCATTTGAAGCTTACCAATAACTAAACCCCATAAATTATATATTTCTTGAGTATTACGATTAGATAAGTCACAATCTACAACACCGCCTAAATGATTTTTTAATTCTAAATATTTTTTTTTATATTTTAAATATTTTTGTTGATAATCCATTTATATAATTATTATATATAATAATTATAATAAAATAATTATGAATATATCAAAATCATTTGATGATAAATTTATACATAAATTATCAATAGATAATAATAAAAAAAATATGGATTTAATTAAAAATACTTCTCTCAATAAAGATAATATTACATTTACATATCCACCATATTTAACTCTAACTGATACAGTTAGACCAAATTTAATATTAGATCTAAATGGTATATTAATTTATTCTTCACATTTAATTGATAATAAAGATATACAAAAATATACTGGATTAAAAAATTTTTTATTAATATATAAAGATTTTGATATGAATATGTTTATAATCTATTATCGTAATTATATAAAAGAATTTTTATTAGAATTAAATAATTATTATGATATTTATATTTACTCTAGTTTAAATCGTACACAAACTGATATATTTATATCTACAATTAATCATCTTATTGGTACTAATGTTTTTAAAGGTATATATTTAAAAATAAATAATGTTTCAAAAAAAAATCTTAATGATATAAATCAAGATAAGAAACATTCTGTTATAATAGATTTACATGCAAATAATTGGGATGATTCTGATACAAATATTATATTGATACAATCATTTCGTGGTCCTCATGATAATAATTATGATAAAAATAATGATTTATTAATTATGAAAAAATGTTTAATAAGAATTCATAAATTATTCATAGATAATTTATATGATGATATTCGAAATTATATACACGATTGTGTACTTTCTATCCCTTAACTGCCTATCGGTGTTATAACACCAATGCCAGTTAAGATTCATGTAACGCAAAGTTTAAAATTTAATTTTAAACTTTGCCTAAGGCAAAATATTTTTAAATATTTTGCGTTACTTTTGATAATTTTTTCAGGCGGTTAAAAGATATTATATAATTGGTAAATAAAAATATATTTGTATAGAATTTAAAATTTAATCAAGTGGTATTAATATATCATTAATTTCTATTTTTTTATAATCATTTATTAGTTGTATACATATACTTAAATCACTAATTGGATGTGAATAAATATGTAAATTTTCTGGTTCAAAATTATTTAATCTAACATTAAATTTGTCAGAAAGATTATATACGCCAAATAATTTTACAATACCATCTGATATAGAATCAACAAGTAAGATAGTTTTATCATCTATTCTAGAAACTTTTTTTATTATTAAATTTGCTTTTATCATATATATATAAATATATATATATATATAAATATATATATAAATATATATAAATTATTTTATAAATTTTATATTATCATTTAGAGTGGTATCAAATACTCATCACATTTTTTATAGAAAATGTGATGATTTATGATGATTTATGATAATTTATGATGATTTATGATGATTTATGATGATTTGTAATGATTATTTTAACTTAATATTTTTCTGGCGAATAAAGAATAAATAAAGAATAAATAAACAATAAATAAACAATCACAATTTATCTAAATTTATGTCTTAATTTTTTAATTCTTCAGGTATATTAATAAATTCAAGCCATGCATATACATCATTAATTTTACTATGAAAATGTATACCCGAAGTACATTTCCAATATTCTGCAATATTAAATTCATTAATTAAAATTGTTTCTCCAATTTTATATTCAAAATCAGTACAATAAATTGCAGAGTTTGCCTTCTCAAATTTTGTTTTATTATTAACAATATCAGTTGTTAATGTTATATATGATTCAATTTTTTGTTTACAGATATAACAATTATTTTCAGAAGTATTAAATGCAGTAACACATAATGAACATGTGACATGCTGACAAGGTGTAAACATTACATTTGGCACTTCTGTTAGACATATGCCACAAGTATTTTCTATTTCCTTTACTTTTTTATTTACTATTGGTTGAATATCTATAACTTTACATTTGTTACATCTGAATTTATTATGATAATGATCAAAAACTACTTCTGAGTCATCAGGTATCTCAAGAGTTACTACTGTAGGAATATTATTTGATATTGCGAATTTATAACCAATATTGCCCTCAAATTTATTACGTGTTGCTGATTTTATAATTAATTGATTGGAATTATTTGTTCTAATAATTTCTGCACTTCCATCTTCTTTTAATATGATTTTTGATATATCATGTGTATTCGCTCCTGATTCAACAATAACAGCAATATTATTAATTTGTTTAGTATTATTAATATTATTACCACAATTAATGATAAATTTATATAAATAATTATTATTATTTATTGTAATTTCATCATCGGAAATATTATATATAATTTCATCATTATTATAATATTTTTTTAGTCTATATTTATTAATTTCTTGAAGATTAATTTCAAAATCATTTTTATTATCATTATTAATAGTAATTATTTGATCATCTTTATAATATGTTTCATGAATCACATCATTTAAAATTAATTTATTATAAAACAAATTTCCATTATTATCATAAATATATGTTAATTGAACCGGATCATTATTTTGTTCAATAATATTTATACAATAATTAAATTCATCTGGTTTTTGATATGCATAAACGACAAATAAATTTTCATAATTATTTCTTTCATTATTATTTCTTTCATTATTTCTTTCATTATTATTTTCATTATTATTTTCATTATTATTTTCATTATTATTTTCATTATTATTTTCATTATTATTTTTATTTTTATTATTATTTTCATTATTATTTTCAAAGAGAAATGATGGAATATACATATTTTGTAAATATTTATTATCTTGTGTAAATTTTGAATTAAATTTATTTACTTTATGTGTAAAACCATTAATATATAATTCTGAATCAAAATATAAATTACCATCAATATAAATTTGTTTTTTGATTATTTTATTTTCGTTACTATGAGTTATACAAAATGTATTTGTAGAAAGATATTGTGCATTGTATTTATTTAGATCATTAATATCATTTATATCTAAATTAGAGATATTATGTATTAACATACGATATGAATTATTTTCTAGATAAAATTGTTTATTAAATATTGTTAGATTTATTTTATTACAAATATTTAGATGTTCAATTGTTTCAGATTTAATATAATAAAATGAATTAAATATATTTTTGTCTATATATTTAATAAACATATCATTAAATTCTAATTTATTAATTATTTTATTAAAATTTATTTCAGAATCTAATTTATAAATATTGTATTTATAATGACAATTATTATTAAATTCATATAAATATAAATTTCCATAGTTAGAATGTATATTTTTACAATAAATTATATCTGTAAGATAATATATATTAAATTCATAACATTTTATAAATGTATTATCATTTAATTTTAAATTAATATCAAAGAAATATGAATCACCACAAATCATTATATTAAGATATATATTATCTGATCTATAATTATAATAATTATAAATATCAGTAATTTTATCACTAATAATATTATATTTATTTATTAATTTAGTTAATTTTAATTTAGTTAATTTATTTTGTTTAGATGTTTTATACCCTAAAATTAAATTATAAATATCATACATAAATTCATATTCATTAATTTTGTTATCTGGGTTATAATCATTAATATTATTTATATTATTTATATTATTTATATTATTTATAGTATTTATAGTATTTATAGTATTTATAGTATTTTGGGAAAGAGCAATAGACATTTATATTATATAATTAATTATTAACTATTATATATTTAAATAAATAAAAAATCAATTTTTTAATTAAATTAAATTAAATTAAATTAAATTAAATTAAATTAAATTAAATTAAATTAAATTAAATTAAATTAAATTAAATTAAATTAAATTAAATTAAATTAATTCATTAATTCCATGTATTAGTACAAATTTACGTAAATCATTATTATTTATTAATACTCCAACTGAATTTATTTTATCAATTTTATCAATATTATGATCTAAATTAATATTTGTATCAAAATATAGTCTATAGTGTATAACAAAAAATGGATTTTTTTTATATGGATATTGTAATGTATATACATTTTTAGTATATATTTCTATATCATTATAATTTTCTGGAAAAAGTAAATGTTCTAGTTTAGTTGATGTACATATATTAATATTTTTAATTATAGGTTTATATGATAGTATAATTTCATAATTATTATCATCATCATCATTATCATTATCATTAAATTTATGTAATATATCTATTTTAATAATAGGTATATCAGAAATATATCCAACAAACAAATCAAAAAAACTATCTGTATTTTCTAATATAATAGTATTATTCTCTATTTTTATTATTTTTTTATTATTTGTAATTACTGGATTATTATTTAAAATATAATCATAAATATCATTTATATTTTGTAATATTTTATTATTATTTACTATTGATAATATTTTTAGACAATCATAAGATAAATTATTAGACAATATCAGCATATATTTTTATTTAATATATGTTTTATTTAATATATTTTCTATAAAATAAATAAAAATCAATTTTTTTATAAAATATCATATCTTAACATGAATAAACTATTTTATTGTTTGATAAATTTCTGAGTGAATTGAGTACAGAAGAAACACCAGATATTCCATAAAGCGGAGGATGGCTAAACGTGTTATAAATGTGATTATTACACTTTTTTCACTGAAAAATGGGACACCTTAATATAAATTATTTTTCTTTATTTTTTTCAATAAAATCATTTGCTTGAGTAAATAAATATTTAAAATAATTTTTAAGATGTTCCTTATCTATTATTTTATAATCATCTGTATAATATTCGGCATATTATTTAATTATATATTTATCATCATATTTATCATCGAAATAACTATCAGTTATAACATCATCAGTGTTATGTGAACGATATGAATGTAGATCTCTAATTGTTATTATATAATATTCATTATTAGATATAAAATATGTATAACCAATATTAATCATATAGTTTACTTTAATATACTTTAATATACTTTAATATACTTTAATATACTTTAATATACTTTAATATACTTTAATATACTTTAATATAGTTTAATATAGTTTACTTTATTTTATTCATTTTTTAATAAAAATTGAAAATCAAAATATATTGTTTGTATTTATATATATATATAATATTATTATTATTTTACACAATGGCTTCTGCTATTTCTACTTCTTCTCTTACTGATCGTCTTTTTGATGACATGGTTGAGAGTGATCATGATATTACTGGACTATATTGTCCAGATTTTAGTATTACACGGCTTCCTAAAAAAAATTCTACACGTCGTATCTATAATCCTCGAAATTCATATGAAGAGAATGAACTTGATATTATCCGTTCTCCTACAGATGATCTATCTGTTCCTATTACTGAGGTTGACGCATTCATCCACGCAAAGGATCTTCGTATTACCAATACAAACATCATTTTGCACAAGCATGGAATGTTTGATACCATTCAGAATGCATTGGAAACTTATTCTACACAGAAGACAGATACTTACGATCCTCATACCAATATGATCAAGAGTAAATACACATTGCCAGTGATTGGTTTTTTGACTTGTGATAAGCGTGATACCAGTTCTATTACAAATTCTGCTTATTCTAAGAATCCATCGCCTTATTTGACAGAGCCACGTGAGCGTTTTATTATGATCGATGGCAACAAGTATTCGAATTGGAAGCTTTATCGTCGTATAAGTGGTCGTCTTGTGCCATTGCATTTGTCTCACAATTATGATTTTTCTGCAAAGGCAATTGTGAATGACGGTGAGCAGACTTTTCGTGTTGCAAAGACAACGATTGGTAAGAGTTATATTACTTTGACGTTTCCATCTGATGTTCAACTGTCCGGATTGTCTATACACCCCGAGAAGCTTCAGTTCGAGTCAATCCATTCCACTACGATTCGTTGTCATGGTAAGTGTACAAAGCAGAAGCATTGTATTTCTTGTTTGAGTAATGATCCGTGTTATGTTATGTCATTCAAGATTTTTATTCGTTCAACACTTACTGATGGATGGATTCCATACGGAACTTTTTCTGGAAACACTTCAATTTTTGATTCTACTCGGATTTCTTTTGATCCGATTATGATGAAGGAGATGCGTATTATGCCTACCAATTATCACATAGGCTTTGATAAGATCCAACTTTTCCCGATTGGTCAATCCATTTCTACTACACCCACTTCTGATGACATGTTTGTTACTTACACACTCACGACACCTCGTGATGGTAAGTATATTAACCGATATGACACGATCACTGATACTTTTCGCAAGTATAATATTTCGTCATGTAATTGTCCTCTTTGTACTCCTCGTCGTTCTGGCAAGGGTACTTATAAGGAGCAGTATCGTATTATGCGAGACGTCATTGATGTTGATTTGTAAGTAGTATATTTTTATATTATTTTATTATTTTATTATTTTATTATTTTATTATTTTATTATTTTATTATTTTATTATTTTATTATTTTATTATTTTATTATTTTATCCTTTATCCGCCTGAAAAATATATTAAGAATAATAAAAAAAATGAATTATATATTCTATGTATAATTATCATTATAAATAAAACATAATAATAAATAAAACATAATAATAAATAAAATATAATAATAAATAATTTAATGAACAACGATGATAACATAAAAATATATGATCAATGTAAAAAAATGTTTCCATATTATAAAAATGATATAAATTCAGATAAAGCAAAATATGTAAAACAAATATTAATAAATAGAAATATAAATACAACAAATAATAAAATTATATTGGATGTTGAGACCAATGGTTGTATCATGCCACAAAATAAACAGAATAAACAGAATAAACAGAATAAAAAAAATAAATTAAAACAAATAACATATAATAAAATAGTACAGATATCATATTTATTACTTGATAATAATAATAACATAATTGATACAATAAATCTGTATCTAAATGATGGAGATAATACAATTGATTATTATAAAAAAATAAATAAAGAATTTATAAAAAAATATGGTATATATCCACAATATATTTTATATAAATTGGCAGAAGATCTATCAAAATGTTCACATATAATAGGACATAATATTGATTATGATATAAAATGTATAATAACACACTTTAATAAATATAATATAAAATTTACAATACCAGAGATAAAATATTGTACAATGAAAGAATCTAAAGATATTGTAAAATGTGTAAATAAATTAGGCAGGATAAAATATCCGAAATTAAGTGAATTATGTGAATATTTAAAAATAGATATAGATAATAAAAAATGTCATGATAGTTTATATGATATCAATTTAACTTATGAATGTTATCTAAAATTATTTCAGTTAGAATTAGAAAATATAAAATATAGTTTAGAGACACCGGAAGAAATAAAAAAAATAGATAAATTACAAAAAGAAATTATGGAATTAGATAATCTATTAAATAAAAAACAAAAAGAATATATTGAATTATGTAACAATATAATGATATTTACAAATAATGATATTTACAAATAATTTTATTTATAAATAATTTTATTTACAAATAATAATATCAAAACATATCTAGAATCTAATAATAGTTATGAAATTTTAGATAGGTTTAAAAAATAAACAAAAATTTGTATATAATATTGCAAATTGTAATTATAATGGATCTGTTTCTCAAGGTAATATGAAATTATATGTATCACGATCATTACGTAGATTATTTAGAAAAGCTATACACGATTTAATAAATTCTAATAAAGAAATACAACAATTAAAAAAAATAACTAATATAATATTATAAATATAATATGAATAAATATAATATGAATAAATATATAATAAATAAATATGTAATAATTATATTTATAATTTATATTATTGTACTATATATTACTAATACACGTGAAAATTTTGAAGAATTAAAAACATATAACATACCTAAAAATATTTTTACTTTTTGGAATTCATCAAAACTAGATCCATTAATAGAATATCATATACAAATATGGGAAAAAAAATTACCATATTGGAAAATACATATATTAACAATGGATAATATTAATGAATACATTGATAAAAAATATTATATACAATTTATAAATCTTAGTCCACAACATTTTTCAGATCATGTTAGATTATATTTATTAGAAAAATATGGAGGATTATGGATGGATGGAAGTATCTTAATAAGAGATCCAACTTTTATATATAATTTATACAATGATATGTATAATAAAAAAAGTCAGTTAGGTGTATTTGAATATAAAATTAATACAATTAATAATTCATATCCATATTTAGAAAATTGGTTTATAATGGCACCAAAAAATAGTTATATTATAAAATTGTGGAAAATAGAATTTGATAAATGTCAAAAAACAGATGAAACTATTAATAAATGTAGAAATATAATAATAAATTCTGGTACGAATATAAATAAAACCATAAAAGATAATAATTATTTAATGCAACATGCAATATTAAATATGTTATGTAATAATAAAAGTATTAACTTAAATGATATAAATATATTACAAGCATCTGATTCTATGTTTTATCTACAAGATAAAGTTAACTGGAATGTAGAAAAATTAGGTAAAATATTATTAAGTGATGAAATAAATAAATATAATAATGTATATGCTATAAAATATACTAAATATGCAAGAATATATTTAAGTGACAGAATTCAACAATATAAACAATATCAAAAATTTGAATAATATTAGATAATTATTTGTAACAAATTTTTATTTTATCAATAGATAAATAATTTAAGTATGTTGCAAATCCTATCCATAAAACATATGGTAAATATAATAATTTATTATCTTTATTTTTATATAGAATAAAGATAGAAGTTGCAAGAATTAATAATATTGTTATAAATGCATTTTCAATATCTTTTTGTCCAAAATAAAAATATGTCCAAGAGATATTTAATAATAGATTTATAACAAATAATGTTATCAATAATTTATTTTTAGAATCTAATATCTCCTTGAATACTTTTATCAATAAAATATATAATATTGTCCATACTATAGGAAATACATAATTAGGCGGTGTAATATTTGATTTGATACAATTATACCAACTATTATTTACATTTGATTTTGTAAATCTACCACCTAAATATGCTACTAATAATATACTAAATAGTGAAATGATTATATTATTCATCGTCTATATATATATCTAAAAAATGAAAATTAAATAATATTAATAATTTTTATTATCAATAATGATCAAACGTCAAAGGAGTTTTAATTATCATATATGTTTATAAAAATAAATTATAAAAATATATTATAAAAATATATTATACTATTATATATTATAAAAATGACTAAAAATATTTTAACAGAAGCTGTTATTATTGGTGTTGCATTAGTAGTTGTTGGTATGTTATTGCATTTAGGTGCAAGCAAATTTATGAAACATGATATGAACAATAATGTTGTACTAGCTACACATTTTTTTGTTGCAGGTGTTGCAGTACATTTATTATCAGAATATAGTGGAATAAATAAATGGTATTGTAAAAATGGTATAGCATGTTCTTCATAAATAACAAAAAATTACATAAAAAATTACATAAAAAATTACATAAAAAAAGCTTGATAATATTTATCATCATCTTCTATATTTTTTTTATTTAGATCAAATATTTTTTGTTTATTATCATCACTAATACACACGCCACAATGATCTTCATTATTTCTATCAATTATACGATTAATAATATTAGTATTAGTATTAATATTAGTATTGGTATTAGTATTTGGTACAGACCATCTACCAATAAACACTTCTTGTTTCATATTAGAAGAAAAAATATTTGTAATAGCTTTTGATGAAAAATTTTGAACAAATTTTGTGATAAGAATCATTTGAATATATATTACTTATAATAAATAATATATATCTAATATATTATTATATTCAATTTTTTTGATGTATAAATACTTGTTGGATGTATAAATACTTGTATTTCTTTTTTAATTTTTTATCCTTTATCCGCCTGAAAAATATACATGAATCTTAACTGGCATAAGTTTTTCTTAAAATTATAAAATACATATTAATATTTTAAGTGGAATATATAATATAAATAAATAAAAAAATAATATAAATATATATATATGGAAATTAGAGATAAATATTTGAAATATAAATCAAAATATTTAAATTTAAAAAAAGGAGGATTTAATGATTTTACAGATAAAATTAGACAAATAAAAAAATATTCTACTCTTAATTATGATTATTTAATTAAATATTTTATTACAAATTATGATTGTATATCACGAGCAGTATTATTTTTAGATTTACAATCAAATCTGGGTGACGATAGTTGTAGACTAGATAAGTTTAGTTCAGTTGATAGTTTTTTAGAATCTAGATGTTATGCAACTGTAAATATATTTAATTATATATTTGAAAAAAAATCAATGATTCCGATGTCTTTAAATGATGGTACATTTAATATAGGATCAGGTATAGGAACATATAATAATTATGGTGAATGGTTAAAACGTGTTTGTCGAATGTATAACTATAAAAAAAGAGGAGATATTGGTGCCAAAATATTTATAGAATCATCAATAAAAGAGATATTGATATACGCAAAAAGACCATTAATTTTTGAATTTCAAATTGATCCACATAAATCAGATGAAAGTATAAAATCATCATTTCCAGGACATATCGGAAATCTTGTATATATTCCATCTGATACAGATTCAAATGATTTATCGAAAGGAAGATATTATTGTATTCAATCATTTGTGTATAGTTATTATCCAATCCAAAAAGAGATAAGTTTAGATGAATTTATAAGATATATTATGATATATATATATAAATTTAATCTTAATGATAATGATACAGATCTATTTGGATTGTATGATATTAAATATATAAATAAAAGTGATTATTATGAAGTTACATGGAATAGTCCAGTTGATTATGATTTAGAAAAAATATATGGCAAACTAAAAGATCCGATTATAACTATTAAAATTATAGATAATTATGAAATAATTTATTCAAAATTAATTTATATTTTATGTACAATGTTCATTTTATTAAAAATAGTAAAATATATATTAAAAACATTTATTAATTTAGATTTTAGTAAAAATATGCATGGCATAAATGATGTAAAAACATATAAATTACGACAAAATATACCTGTATATAAATCCATTACAGATACTTATTTAGAAAATTGTAGAGAAAATAATCATTTAATCAGACCAGAAAATATAATTGCAGAGTTATTAAATGTATCACTAGATAAAATTAAATTTGATGAATTTTATAATCATAAAAAAATATTACAAACAGATATTAATAATACTATAAAAGAAAAATTAATGGATACCATAAAAGTAAATGAAAAACATTATGCAAATTTATTTAATGCTGTAAATGAATTAGTTAATATGAATAAAAAATCATTTATAGGGTATACTAATAATATTTATGATTTAAAATTATATCTAAATAAAAATGATTTACAAAATTATGATCCAACTCATAAAATATATTTTGATGAATATTTTCTATCTGCAGAAAAATTGTCACATTTAATTATAAAAATGAAAAATTATATTATTTCAGATAATACAGGCATACCTGAATTTAAAAATATTTCACCAATATTTGCATTCTTTGGTTTATTAAATATTTTACAACTTAATTATGGTTCAATGTTAAAATTTAATAAAGAACATAAACACAGAGACCACCATAAATATACAGATTATTTAGATTTAAGTTATTATTTTATTATTAATATATTAAATAATATTGAATCAAAAAAATCATATAATGATATAGACTTAATTAAAAATAGTTTAAAAAGTAAATTTAATATAATTAATTATGCATGTAAGTGTCCTAAAGGTTTCATTTGTAATTGTGAAATAGAAATAAGAGTATCAACCATTATGAGGTACACATTTTTATCATATTTTATGATATTAGAAAAAATAGATCCTAGTTTTTATAATATATTAGATAGTATACCAATACAATAAATAATATCAAAATAATTAAAATATATCTAAAAATATATCTGAAAATATATCTAAAAATATATCTAAAAATATATCTAAAAATATATCTAAAAATATATTAAAGAATTTTTACGATGTTTTAACAATTATACTAGTTAAAATTTTAGTTATACTAAAAATATCAAATTTTAGTTACACTAAAAATAGCATTTTTTTTTTATTTTTTGGCATCTGATTAAGGACAATAATATAATATATATATATATATATATATATATGAGTGAAACTGAAAAAATAATTAATAATATAATTGATGAAAAATTAAATTTAAATATTGATAAATATAATGATTTATACAATTTTATTTTATATGATGATATTTATGATCCAAAATTATCTGGATTATTTGATCCATTTGTTAAATATTATGATTTAATTACAACAGATGAAAATATTAAGACTATTTTTTTATCAAGTGGATATAATATTAACGAATTTGAAGAATACATAACATGTATAAATAATTTTTTAAAGAGTCAGTTTTATATAAAACCAAGAATATGTATAACAGATGACACTACTAAAATTGGTAAAACAATAGAAAAAATATTATATACATCAATTGATTCGATAAAACAACAATTTAAAGATAATGAACAAAATATAACATTGATGGATGAAGAATTTATATCAATAATAGTATTAAGTAATAACAAAAATACAAAACATGCAATTGGATTTTATTATAAAAAACATGAAGTTCCAGATTATTATTTAATATTTATAATTAATAGAGGTGTCGGATGTGAATATCACGATGCTACATTACAATATGAAGAAGAAAAAATACCGGCAACATATGGAATAATTGGAATATTTTTAAATACACTATATCTAAAACAAATACTATCATATATAAAAATATTTTCAAATAATATACATTATATAGATTTATACAGATATATATTTAAAATTATATATCAATACAAACAATTTAATGATAATACTAAATTTTATTTGACAGAATACCCACATTTATTTTTAAAAATGAAAACACCGCAACAAATAATAGGTAATTGTACCATTATTTCATTATTATCACCACTAATAATAAAAGATTATTTATCATCAAATAAAAAAAAAGAATGTGATATATATGAATTTGTAAAATATAATAAATTTTATTATACATTAAAACAATATATATATATTAAATATATTAATATATTTTTAAATAATGATTTATTAATAAACAAAGAAAATTATAATAAATATAAATTATTTAATGAAGTATTACAATTATTAGATTCAAAAAAATTATATATTAATTTAGATGCACACAATAAAAGTAAAATATTATTAAGTAGATTAAATGATAAATATATTAAATTAATTGAAAATAATAATATTATTAATGAAAAATTATTAAATTGCCATGATTTAAATTTTTCATTAAAAAATAAAATATTTACAGAAATTCATGTTGATGATAGTATTAATATAGAAAAGCGAAAAAAAAAATTTATAGATTATAATAATGATTTGGATACAATAATACAACAAATTAATAATATATCATTTATAAATGTCGATGATGTATTTAATAATATTAAAATATTTGAGGATTATATAATAAAATTATATGAATTAAGACAAAATTTTGAAGATTATATATGTTTATCACAAAAATTATATAATTTTATGAAAAAATTTATAATAATATCTGAAGTAATAATAAATAATAATAATGATTTAGCAAAATCTGATATATTAAAGAATGATAAAAAAGTAGAATATATCAGTAAATCACTAAATAAAATAATTACATATTATTATAATTTAAATTTTAATAGAAAAAAATCTGATAAATATATGCATAATATATTAAACATACAAGAAGAAGAAGAAAAAGAAAAAGAATATGCAATAAATGATATTTTTGATGTTGTAAATATATATTTTATTATTATAGTTGGTTTATTAGTAGATGTAAAATATGGTGATGATAAAATAAATCAAAATATCGAAGATGATATAATAAATTATAATGTAAATATATATTTACAAAATTATATTATAACATCCTCATATGATTACGACACAATTCATAAATTAGATACTTTAATGAGAAGACCAAATATATTTAAATATTTTATACACTATGATATTTCTCCTAAACATGAAAGTATTGTTCCTGAAACTGGATTTAAACCATCTATGAGTCATATGATGGATGAAATAGTAAGACGTGAAGATGGAGTAGGATCTGATATAATATATGAAATGAGTTATAAAACATATGACAATCCAAAAATTAATAAAATCATACGTAATAAATCAACATTATCAAATTTTAAAGATATATTTTTTACAATACAAAATAATGAAGAAAATGAAGAAAATGAAGAAAATGACGAAGTACCAACACTACCACAAGTACAAGTACCAACACTACCACAAGTACAAGTACCAACACTACCACAAGTACCAATACAAACACAAGTACGAACACTACCACAAGTACCAACACTACCACATGCACCAATACAAACACAAGTACCAATACAAGTACCAATACAAGTACCAATACAAACACAAGTACCAACACTACCACATACACCAATACAAACACAAGTACGATTAATAGTACCAACACAAGCACCAACACTACCACATGCACCAATACAAACACAAGTACCAATACAAGTACCAATACAAACACAAGTACCAACACTACCACATACACCAATACAAACACAAGTACGATTAATAGTACCAACACAAGCACCAACACTACCACATGCACCAATACAAACACAAGTACGATTAATAGTACCAACACAAGCACAACAACAAGCACGATTACTAGCACAGCAACAAGCACAAGCAAAAGCACGAACCGATAAAATAGAAATAATAACACAACGTATGATGGATACAATGCAAAGAAGTATAGATAATGCGCAAAAAGTTATGAGTATAAGAGAAAACCATATCGAAAAAAAAGAGAAAAATGAAAATACTAAAAAATATTATAATATACCTTATAGTTCAAATAATGAATATTTATCATTTAAATGTTTTATTAAATTATTTGATGAAATAAGAACTATAAATGATACTATTCTTTTAAAATATTTTAACGAACAAATATCAGAATGTTCAGAATTTAAATGGTTATTAATTAAGGGTAATGCTTTTAATACGAATACTGTAAATTATAATATTAATAATAAGAATATTAGAAATATGGATATACGTTGTGGTATTGAAAAAAATAGGAAATGTATTCATACATCAATATATGATTTATTAGATAATATAAATTATTATATATTTTCAGATTCAAATAATTACAATATAATAAATACTTTAATATTTTATGGACATATTAATAATACTTTAAATAAATTTACAGATTCATATAATAAAATAGACAAATTAAAATTTGATGGTATAAATTATAGTATATATGATTTTTCACAAAAAAATCACATACATATGATAGAAAATATAAAACTTGTTTTTCAAAAAATATATGAATATCAAGAATATTCTATAAGAAATATATTAACAAATATATATTATGATATAATTTTATCAGGAATAAATATAATAAATATTTTTAAATTATTTGATTACGAACATTTTAATGAAATTATTATTTTGATAGACAAGATAAATAAATATATGAAAAATCCATTATTAGATTATTATATAAATAAATATAATGTAGCGCATGATGTAAATTATAATAATTTATTAACATATTTAGACAAATATATAAAAATATTATTTTTTAATAATACTCGATTTGAAGCAGAAGAAAATTCTAAATTATTATATACAACATTCTTTAATATATATAATTTATTTGATGATGAAAATATTAAAAATAAAATAAAAGAACATGATTCATATTCAAATTTTATATTTGCTAAAAGATCAGATGAAAGGAACACCAAATTACAATATTTTAGTCATATAAATACGACATATAACGAATTTATATTAAGAAGATGTGATTTATATTATGTCAAACAACTATCATCAACAAATTATTTATTATTAAAAAACGATGAACAATTTATTCTTTCCAACACAATAAATATAAAAGAACAATTAGAAATACCAATACAATATATAGTTAATAAACATTTAACATATAACTTTATATGTAATATATCATTATCTAATAAATATATATCATATAAATTAAATAATATTAAAATTAAAAATATAAATTTTAATAAATTTAGAAAAGAGTTACATTATAATAATGAATCATATATTAGTCAAATAGTAGATACTGATTTTAAATATATAAATAAACAAACTTTTTTTATAAATAGTACAGATAAAACCGAATATATTGCAAATTGTGATAATTCTTCTATAATTAAAATAAAATTGGAAGATGCTACATATCAAATATATTATAATAATACAATAAACGGACAAATATTAAAGTTAAATGATATTATAAATCATAATAATCGAAAAATTCCAGATATTTATTTTAAAATATTTTTAATGATAAATAATAGACAAACATTAGAATACAATGATTTATTACTCATAAATAATAATAGTAATAAAGATGAATATTATTTTATTATACCAGAATTAAATGAATATATAAAATATAACATTACTAATAATAAATTAACATATAGAGATAATGTTATATTATGTGAAAAAATCCCATATATAATAAATAAATTTATTTTTACCATTCCATATATGTGTGTATTAATAAATGGTACATATAATTTACTTGGAAATACTGATGAAAATACATTATTTACATTACAACTACCATTTAATGATATGTTTCAAAATTATGATGATAATATGTTTTATTTATTAGAAGAATTATTAAATAATAATTGTTTTTATGAAGCAGAAATTATATTAATAAAAATTATGGAATATAATAAAATTAGCAATAAAATTAATAATAAAATATGTACAATAAATTTATATAATTTTATTACAGAAAAAACATCATATCCAATATATTATAATTATTTTATGGCAGTTCTTGAAACTATTGATAATTTAAAAATATTCAATAATCAACAAATAATAAAAAATATAAATTCTGAAGTAAAAAATATATATAATCATCAAATATATTTTTATAATAAATTTAATTTTACATTAATTGATACATTTGAAGATAAAACAGAAAATGTCCCCTTAAATAACATTTCAGATATAATTCTAACTATACCTAATATTATTTTATTTAAAATATTTTATGTATACGAAGAACGCAAATTAATGTCATCGTGGATAGAACATATAACAAAAAATTCGATTACATTAATTGATTATTTATTAACTGGTATTGTGATACATCAAGAACAAAAAACTGGATTAGAAAAACCTAAATCTCCATATGATCGTAGACCATATCCATTATATCAATATATGTTAAACACAACGATGTTTTATTTTAATGATATATATTCTTTACATACTCCAGAAAATATGATAAAAAAAACCAATATATATAATATAAATGTTAATAAATTTATACATAATTCAGAAATAATTAATATACCTAGAAATTATTTAAGAATAGATGTTAGTATAGAAAATATAACTAATCTAAATAAAACATATGTAAAACAACAAACAAATATTACAGAAAATTTAAGAACAGATTATGAATCATATATAGACGATAGAAATAAAAATACATTAAATTTTGTTGATAAATTAACAATAGAAAATATTATTGAACAGTTAAAAAATAAATTAAAAACAAATATTGATATTTTAAATCAACAAACAATTGAAAAAAATATAAATAATTTTATGCAATTTAATAATACAATAGAAATATTATATAATAATAATTATGAATATTTTTCATTAATAATGACTATAAATAAATTATATGATTTAATAAATATAATAAATGATATCTATACTGGTACATATAATGAAAATTATGATATAACAATTTTTATAAATAAATTAAATCAAGAACCATATTGGATACATAGAAGTACGATATTATCATCACTATTATGTTTCGAATATATTTTTGGAAATTATATTAGACAAAATCAGGAAGATTTTACAAATATATTATATGATGATATTAATACAGATGAAGGAAAAAAAATATATCAATTGTTGATGGGGGAAGGTAAAACTAGTGTAATTGCACCAGTATTAACATTAAAATTATTAAATAAACATATAGATACAACTATATTTCATGTAATACCTGAAAATTTAATAAAACAATCGGTTAAAATTTTTAATCCAATTTTTTATAAATTAAATAGATATTCTTTTAGCTATATTGATAATATTAAAGATAAATTTCCAAATTTTACTAGAATAAATATTATTTCTGATGTAAATTTAAAATATTTAGTATTAAAAAATATTCGAAATAAAACATTTAGATTAAAAATGGAAAAATATAATTATATATATGATGAAATTGACATAATAGCTGATCCAATTAAATCACAATTAAATATAGTATCTGAAAAACCACATTTATTAGAAAATGGTAAAATAATATTTAATATAATACATGATTTTATATATAATTTTTATTTTAATAAAGAAGAAGTATTTGTAAATATAAGAAAAACATTATTACAAAAAGGATTTGATAATTATCCACATTTATATTATGGAAAAGAAACAATAGACTCTGAAATAATAACAATTATAATGAAAATATATTATGACGTTATTAATAAATATGATTCAAAATGTGCAAATATTTTAATTAAAATTATAGAAAATAAATCATTAAATCAATCTGAAATATCTGAAATATCTGAAATAAAAAGTGCAAATCGTCGATTACAAATATTAAATAATTTATATAATTTTTCAAAATTAATACCATCAATTATAAAACAAATACATCGTAGACATTTTGGTATAAAATATAATGATCTAGAATTAAATGAGTTGTTTAGTAAAATTATACAGGATCGTAAAACTTTTATGAATTATAAGGTAAAAGATTTTTTTATACCTGTTCCATTTTTATTTAATGAAACACCAAGTAAAAAATCAGAATTTTCAGATTATTTATTTAATATTGCATTAACAATCTTATGTTATTATGATAATTCAATCGAACGAATAAGAGATATTGATATAGAAATATATAATAAATATATATATAATATATTTTTACAAGAATTACATAAGAAATATGAAGATAATGAAGGTAATAGAATATTTAGAAAACTTATAGAAGGTACAAATGAAACAATAAAGTTAGGTGATAAATTTAATTTTAATATTTCAAATAATAATCTTAAAATCATAAAAAATAATTTTTATAATAATCATATGGAGAATTATTTAAAATCTATCATATTGCCAAAATATATTAATATAATAGATTCATATTTGAATATATCGATGACAGATATTTTAAGTTCAAAATTTGCAGAAAAAAAAATATGTTTTACCGGAACACCATATGTAAATATACAAAAAGAATTAGATAAAACAAAACAATTTAAAAATATTGAATTACAACAACTTGGTTATGGAAATATTATTGCAAGTATTATTGGTTTAGATAATCCATCTAATATTTATGAATTAAATACATATGAAAATATTATTAATCATGCATTGGATAAAGGTTATAGTGTATTAATTGATACCGGTGCATTTTTTATAAATAAACATAATATAGATATTGCCAAAAATATTATGGAATTAATAAAATCTAAAAATTTATCATATGATATCGTAGTATTTATTTCTAATAAAAATGATAAACTAGGTATAACAACAAATAATGAATTAATAAAATATGAAAATATAACAATACCATTAAATAAAAGATTTTATTTTTATGATAATTCACATATTACAGGCATAGATATGAAAATAAATTTATTTGCAAAAGGTTTAATAACAATAAATTCATTAAATAGATTTAGAGATATAGCTCAAGGTATTTTTAGATTAAGAAATATTAATAAAGGTCAAACAGTTGATTTCGCAATAACAACAAATCTTAAAAATTTATTAACTGATAGATATACTTTACTAAATTTCTTATTAAATAGTGAAGATAGATATCAAAAATCACAACAATTTTTATTAAATAAACAAAATGGATTAACATTATATAGAGAATATTTCTTAGAAAAAGACATAAATTCAATTGATTTAAACAATGATATGATTAAATATTTAAAATCGAATATATATTTTCAACCAGCAAATTTAACAAATATAAATGATATTAATAAAATTAAATTTGATTTATATGATTTATATAATGAAGAATTAAAACAAATATTAAAAATTATTGATGATACAAAATTAAAAAATATATTAAAAGAATTAAAAAAAATATCAATAATAACAAAAGATAGTAGCAATATTACAGAAATAGAAAATGAAAAACAAGAACAAGAACAAGAACAAGAACAAGAACAAGAACAAGAACAGGAACAGGAACAGGAACAGGAACAAGATCAAGCAGAATATATAATGGATGAATATAAACCAAATTTTTTTCCAAAAAAAATATTAATTGATGATTATTTTATACATTCTAATTTTAATGAAAATGATATATTATTTGAATTAACTGATGAAAATATTAGTATATTAATATCAAAATTAGAAAATTCTGTAGAATATTATTTAATTGAAGAAATAAAAGTTTTAAGAGATTATTATGATCTGAAAGAAATAACATATTATATAAAATCTCAAAGAAGCAAACAGAGTGATATATATTTATTTCCTAAAAATAATATTGAGAATATAGAGAACATAGATACAACACAAAAATGTACAATATTATTATATAAATTTAAAAGATTATTTAATAATCTTCCGATATATATTAGTGGTATTAATATTACATATATTGATATAAATAATATAAAATTTAATTGCGATGGTGTAATACATTTTTATAAAAAAGATGATGGAAAATATATGTATTCAATTTTAGTAAATATAATAGAATTACAAGAAATAATTAATTATTTATTAAAAACAAATAATCAAGATCATATAATTGAAATATTTTCTATAAATAATATAAAATTATATTCACATAATCAAAATATACATACTGAAAAACTATCAGAATTAACAAATAATATAATAAATATATTATTAAATCTAAATGAATCATATAATTTATTTATAATTAAAAATTTAGATTTTATGAACAAACTAAGTGATTTTCAAATCAATATGTTGAAAAATAATAAAAAATTTAAAGAGAATACATATATTAATAATAATAAAATTGATATCTATAATAAAATTAATATATATAAAAAAATATCATATCAATCATTATTATCTGGAATATTATTTTGTAAAATAATATTAGATAATACAACAGATTTTCAAGATAAAATTTATAATTCTGAAGAAATAATAGATTTAATTACAAACTGTTGTAAAAAAATAAAAGAAAAAGATTCAAAATATTATAAACATCTTAATAAATATTTATGTAAACAAAAAACAATACAATATGATATTGGTTTAATATTTGAACATATTTTTAAAATACAAATAAATAGTGTTGATAATATTGTTGAATATATACATAGAAATAATTTAAAAATTAATAAATTATGGTATATATTAAAAATAATTGAATATATAAATTTTGATTTTGACAAACATGATTTATTACAATTAACATTATAGAAATTTTTAATTAAAGTATTGTTTAATTGTTTAATTGTTTAATTGTTTAATTGTTTCTTTATTTTTTTATTTTAGATACATATTTTAGATACATATATAACATTATAAAAAATAAATATTAAACAATAAGATTTTTTAAATTTAAATATTTATTTTTATATTTTAAATATTTTTCTTTATATCCACCATATGTCATATTTGTTACAGTCATATCATCTGGTAATTTTTTGGATGCAACAAGTTTATCTATTTCTTCTTCAAAAATCTTTCGTATTTGATGAATGCGTGTATTTTTAAGAGTACTTCTAATAATACGTACTGTGTCACCTAAAAATTCAAGAACTTGTGGTACTCTACTTAAGAAATATCTTTTCATAAATGTATGTGCTGTAAGTGGATTGAGTGTTACATCTTGATACGCCTTTAACTGATCAAATCCACGAGATGTACCAACGTCTACTTTATAAACTTTATGATGTGGTTCTGATATATCAGGACATTCCATTGTTATACCAAAAACTAGATTATTATCAACATATCGAGATCCTTTAAATGTTTCTGCAGGTTTAGTTAATTCAACTGAAACATCATCAATTTGTCTTTGTGTTATAAATGTTCTATTCAATTCATCGAATGCAGTAGAATCAGACTGTATACAATGACCAATAACGATTCTAATATTATCAGGATTTAATTTTTTTGCAGGATTTATATTATTTGGATGATCTATTAAAAATGATTTTATATCATCAATAACTTGTGTACAAAATGGATTAGATGGATCTTGTAAACGTGTATTAATAAACTCATCATATCCATATTGTCTACTATCTAATTGAGCAGAAGACACAAAATCAATAAAAATTTGTTCATATTCATTTAGATGACCAGAATTATTTATCCATTTATTAAAAGTATCACATTTATTAAATGTAAATGAAGGAAATGTACGATCATAAACTTGACCATGCATAAATAATGTGTTATTAATTCTTAAAAATACACCACTCCCTCGTTCCATATATAATTTAAAACCATGATTATTTAATTTAAAATAATCATTTCTTGGTAATGTTTCAATATTACCTAAACTATTTATATATGGCATATTTTCTAGTGGATCATGCATATATCTTTCAAATCTTCTGTTATTTTTAAAATTAGCATATTCGTGATTTCCTATTAATTTTATTACACGTCCAAAACATTTTTGTGCCATTTCATCCAACTTATTTAAAAATTTAAGTATTTTAATTTCTACGTGTGAATGTATAGGTGTTTTATCTATAGTTTTTTCTCTAACTGGATCTATTATATCACCAACAATTACAACATGAGTTGTTCCTCCAATCCACTCAAAATTTAAATGAGCATTTGCATCAAATTCTTGATGTTCTTGTAGATCTAATAGATTTAACTTTAATAATCTATCAAATTCTGGATCACGTATATTATTTCCAAGTGCAGGAATATTACTTCTAGAACGAATAACTTTTGCACAATCGCGTAATGCAATTATAAGTGCATCTATATCACCATGAATATCTGAGAATGATATTATACGTGTTGATGAATCTATATCTAATTCTGATGTATCTTTAAATAATTGTGGGGTTGCAACTACTGCCATTATATATATATATATATTTATATAATAATTATATAAATATAAAATAATTATATTTATATAGTGTTCTTTTCGTATTTTTGTATCTACATATATAAATTCATAATTTTAGTATTAAGAACATAGAATCTTTGTAGGTAGGAAGCGTGAGAATTTGTCTTTAATAAATTCCGAATATAAATCATATCATTCAAATGGGCAATTATATTAATGGTATACAAGTTGATTAAAAAAATTGAATTATTTATTTATTAATTGATATACTGAAATATACTAAAATATACTAAAATATAATAAAATATACTAAAAATGTCACAAATTTATGATATTAATAAGTATATTGGTGTTTATGTTGATGTTGATTTTGATGATGATATAACTGATCATATGTTAAAATATATTAAAATGACAGAAACTTCTGATAATTATAGTGGTGTTTATAGAACTTATTATGATCCAGAAAAAACACAATTAAAATCAGAAGTATTTATACATAATGAAAAAAGAGAAGGAGTTTATAAATCATATCATGAAAATGGACAATTATATGAAGAAGTTAATTATATTGATGGAGAACAAAATGGGATATATAAATCATATTGGGATAATGGGCAATTATATTCAGAAGTAAATTATATTAATGGTAAAATAAATGGGATTTATAAATCATATCATTCAAATGGGCAATTATGTGTAGAAGTAAATTATATTAATGGAAAAGAAAATGGGATTTATAAATTATATTATGAAAATGGACAATTATATAAAGAAGTAAATTATATTAATGGTAAAATAAATGGGGTTTATAAATTATATGATTCTAATGGACAATTATGGGATGAAGTAAATTATATTGACGGTAAAAAAGTATAATTGTTAACAATTATACTTTTTAAGCGTGAGAATTTGTTTTATAAATTCTCTCGGAAAAGAAAATGGTATTTATAAATCATATCATGATAATGGAAAATTACAAGAAAAAGTAAATTATATTGACGGAAAAAAAAATGGGATTTATAAATCATATTATGGAAATAGGAAATTAAAAGTAGAAGTAAATTATATTGATGGAAAAATGAATGGGATATATAAATCATATTATGAAAATAGACAATTATGGCATGAAGTAAATTATATTAATGGAAAAGAAAATGGGATTTATAGATCATATCATTCAAATGGACAATTATATAAAGAAGTAAATTATATTGACGGTAAAAAAGTATAATTGTTAACAATTATACTTTTTAAGCGTGAGAATTTGTCTTACAAATTCTCTCGGAAAAATAAATGGGATTTATAAATTATATCAATATAATGGACAATTACGGGAAGAAATGAATTATATTAATGGTATACAAGTTGATTAAAAAAATTGAATTATTTATTTATTTATTAACTAATATACTAAAATATAATAAAATATACTAAAAATGACAGAACCTTCTGATAATTATAGTGGTGTTTATAGAACTTATTATGATCCAGAAAAAACACAATTAAAATCAGAAGTATTTATACATAATGGAAAAAAAGAAGGGGTTTATAAATCATATCATGATAATAGACAATTATGGGAAGAAGTAAATTATATTGATGGAAAAGAAAATGGGATTTATAAATCATATCATAATAATGGGAAATTATCTAGTGAAGTAAATTATATTGATGATAAAATGAATGGAATTTTAAAAGCATATCATTTAAATGGACAATTATCTTATGAAGTAAATTATATTGATGG